CCGCTTGCCAGGCGGCCGACCCTTGACGGGTCGGGGACAGTCATTTGACTGTGTGTTCGCACTCTGTGGCATGCAGAGTGAAGGTAGCGTTGACTCTGGCGTCATCAACACTGTGAGTGCTAACCATGTTCACAGTGAAGCAGTTAGGTGAGTGCCTAGCTGGTTTGCGGATGTGTCTGGCATTGTCAACATTGCTGCTGCAAACGGGGTCAGCAATGAGCAGTTGGTCGACTACCAACTGGGGCAAAGGTACTCAGTAGATAATAGCCCTTTTATCTATGAGGGTTTCAAGTGGGCACCGGTGCATACGTGTGATTGCGCATTTAGAGCTCTAATTGATGAGACTCGTCAGGAAAGGTTTGATCCAATCCGTCACCCGGGTCATCATCAATAGGGTTTTGGTCAGTTGCCTGGCGGGGGCTCTTCACAATCATCGATAGTCTGGGACCTGACAGTGGGTCCGTGGGAAATGACAGGCCCTGGGTTCTTCTCAATGTCAGCGAGGGAACTGTCGTCATCAGCTACGTGCTCTTCAGTTTCGGTCAGCATCAGACCACGATTCTTGGCGTTCGCCCAATCCGATGCTTTCCTGCCGGCATCATGCGCTACGTCAGCTAACTTATTAGCGAGCGCTGGGGCAAGTAGTTTCACTAACCATCTTAGCCCGGCAGAGAAGATACCACGTATTTACTCGTCCTTCTTTGGTGCCATCATAGTCATCAAGTGATGGATATCTTTTGACTGAGCAGAATAGATGTGGTCAAGGTTCCATATCGTTGATGTTGTGGTGATAGCACTCGGCGCGAAGGGATTTTACATCAGTTGACTGATGTTGTACTGACGAATCAGGTCAAGTGCATTGACAAACTGACGACTCAGTGTCACCGACCTGCATTCGATGGCTGCTTCCTCGGCTGGCAGCACCTCAAAGTGACGTATCACTTCTATATCGTAGGTGATATTCGTCTGGTTCTCGAATGACATCATTATCACGTGAGGTCTACCTAAATCGTCTGTGTTGATCGCATATTTCGCGCCTGCCCAGGCAGGGTCTTACCCATTGTCATACACAGAATTGATGAAGTCCCAAGTCGGGTCTGCGTCGCGTTTGCCAAAGAAAGAGATTGGCCCGATGAATCTTCCACGAGAGTCTTCAGCACCCAAGTCTTCTCCGAACTTGTCTTCTTCAGCCTGAGGATAGGCGTTAGCATAGTTACTAAGCCCATTGTGGTCTCCAGATGCGAATTGCTACACTATATCAGCAAAGTAGTCCACATCTGTAAGGCTGCATGGTCTGTAATTCACCTGGCACAGAAAACCTGCTCTCGTATCAATCTTTGCGGATTGACTGGGGTATAGCTTAATGTTGTGCTGATTGGTGGCTCCAGTCTCAAGTGTTCTATCGAGCGATGTCTGAGGAGCACCTCCGCGCGGCTTGTAGGCAACTCTGATTGTCCCCGCCTCAGTGATTGAGGAACTGGTCTTGAACAACCTTATTCCTGCGGATACTAGTTTGATACGCCCAGCGAGTTTGGCGTCTAAAAGTGAATAGACAGGTTTGACGGGAGTGGTCATGAAGTCGTAGATCTTCTTTCCTGGAACCTGGCCACCCCAGATGCCTTGCGTGCGCGCCAAATTGACGTTACCCTGGTTGTCCCACTGCCTATAATTCTTAATTAGCACAGCTGGTTGGTCGATGGGGGCGAGAACATTCTATGAGTCGTTGATGACTACTAGTGGTGATGCTCTCACTGCCATTGGGTTAAAGACCAACACAGTTTTGCCGCCTGCTACGAAATTGCTGGTCGACAATGAGAATGTGTCAAAGGCGCAGTGCGTGTACGTATCCACGGGGTGCAATTGAGGCACACGCACACCTTTGCACTCTGCGTTAAAGGGGTCAATCATTGCCTTTACATATTGTGTCTCCCCACTGTCCATCACCATTCCAACAGCTGAGTGGATCTTTGTCTCAAGCCTCTTGATTGCGTGCAACATGGTGTTTGGGTCAATGAGAAGATTGTTGTCTAATCGCTAACGCATCTCCTCTGCTCTGCCGGCTTCTGCCTTCGCTAGGGCAAGTTCTTCTACTAACTAGTTGATCTCGTCATCTGCACCAATCTTTGTGTCACAATTGCGCATGTCACCTCGCACTTTGCGTGAATCCGTCTGTTGTGTTTGCACACCAGGCAACGTGGGGGCTTTGGTGAAACGTTGGGCGACCTGGCGCAGATACTCAGCGTATTGGTTGTTACCTAGCTTGGCCTGGTATTGGGCAGCTGCTGGTAAGAACTTTTGGTACTACGAAGTGGCGAATTGGGTCTGCGTGGCCGGCACGGTGACATAAACACGTGATACAACATCCCAGTTGAAACCGAGTTTGCCGTTGTGGGCGGTAATCTTGCGGATCATCTGTTTTGATGCTACACCGTAAGCGGCTTTAAGCTAGGCGTACAAATCGGATTGTGCGTGAATCAACAAACCTGCTTGGGCGCATACGACGAACATGGCGGCTTTTTCCAGGTCAGCAATCATACCTAGGGAGGGCAGAACATATGCAGGGACCTGCATGTTGTTCACTTGCACAACGTCGGTGAATGACCCAGCGTTTGTCGCCGCAAAGTTGGATACATTGTTGGCGTCTCTGATCTGTTTTTCTAATCCTTTCATCTCAGCTACTGCCGCAGCTGAAGGCTAGTTGCGCTACTCGATAATGCGCTCTCTGTCCATATTGGTCTCTTAAGAATCTTATTATTATTAAAAATCTCCCCGAACCTTGAGATCGTAGCAGCGTCGTAGTCTTCTATCGGGGAAGTTGACTTCAGGTGGCTTGTTCGCCAGGTCCATGTCCCTGAAGAGTGAGAATTTTTAGGCATCCAGCACTGCGTAGCGTGATGTGGTGGCTTCGACGATCTCATCCATTGCCTGCCCGTAAACAGTGTCAAGGAAATCGTGTGTGGCATTGGTCTAGTACACATAGCCTTCCTTAAGGTCTTGCAGCGGCACGAATTCTTTGATATCTGTTTTGAAACCAATCTTCTACAGCCATTAAGCCAATTTGGGCCACCCGTTGTAGGCGTAGAGTAGAGAGTAGGCCTTGTTTTGCATCCTTACTTGAGCCCACTTGCTTCTAAGCTTCACGGGCAGCCATCCGAATTTAAGTAAGGCGTTATCCAATCTACGAATGCCAACGACTGTGTTCTGTGATGTCTCATAGAATTTGATTTTGCAAAATTGTGGGGCAACGGCATCAATAAATCCGTAGGTCTCAATAGTCGTCTTGAATCCTAGTAGTGATATGATTTGAGCCATTTTTTGGATGTCGTCATCTGCATGGGCAGTTAGTATGGCAACCTGACTGTCATCACCCTCGTAAACTCCGTCAATCAAGAGGGCAGCTTTGATGGCTGACCACTCAATGATCATTTCGTTGAGAAAAGTGTTGGTGAGTGATGTCGTCATTTCACCTGAATTACGGCAGCAAGGCTGGCAGGTGGCAAAATCAGGGTGATCGATGCAAGCGGTGTTCTGAGCTATAGCTCTCCAAAGCTGTGTTGCTTCTGGGCCTA